AACGCAAGCGCCATCTGCGCCCGCGCGCCGTGTGCGCGTGCCATGGGGGTCTCCTTTGTGGGGGAAGTCAGGCCAAAGGGCCGGTCGTGGTGTAGTGCAGGACGACGGTGATCACCGCCGCTTTCAGAGCGGCCGCGCCCTCGACCGGCAGATCGACCGAGGCCAGGGCCTCGGGTTCGACCCAGTCACAGAGGCCGCCGAGGGTGCGGTCAGCGTCCAGCGCTGCACCAATTGCGCCGATCAGATCGTCGAAGGTACTGGCACGGCCGGTGCCAGCCTGGACGACGACTTCAAGTTCTGCCCGGTGCTGGTAGTGGTAGCGCAGCGGCGACAGCGTTACCTCCGGCTCGCCCGGCTGGCCGTCGCGCAGGATGATCAGACCGGCAGTTGGGATCCGTTCGGGCAGGACCTCGTCGCGCAGGGTGAGGGCGGCAAGCGGCTGCAGCCGCGCGTGCAGCGCGGCGAGGACGGTCTCGCGGGTGGTGGGCATTTGATGTCCAAGGGGCGTTTGGTGGATTGAGGTCTTTGCGGACAAGAAGTCCGTTTACGCTCGCCGCGTGAAGGCCACGTTGCAAGGAAGGGATGCAAGACTTAGCATGATGCACCGCTTTGTAGGTGTTTCATGGCAACTGATCTTAGGTCTGCATCCTTGTTGGAAATTTCGCAGGAGCTAACCCGCTTCAAGTATGAACTGCGCGGGCTTTTCCGTTGTCCAACATGTCTTCGCGACTACCCAATATCTAGCAAAGAGATCACCGAAGAGCACATAGTTCCAGACTCATGCGGCGGGAAGATAACGACATTCCTTTGCAAGACGTGCAATAGCTCGTTTGGGCACAAACAGACGCGGTGGTTGTCAGACTGGATTGAGTTAAACGAAGGAAATGAACTTTTCCATTCCGATCCCAAGAAGCAGCGCGCACAGTTGAAGGCTGATGGTCGAACCTTAAACGGATCACTTTCTATCGCAGACGATGGAGCGCTTGAGTTTACAACCGATCGAAGAAGATCAAATCCGGTCGACTTCGAAGCTCATTGGAATGGTCCAAAGCCAGCGAAGATTTCTATCACAACAGGGCTGCCAGTTTTCAGCAACGAAAACTCACTCAAAGTAGGTTTTCTGACTGCAGCCTATGGGCTTTGGTTCAAGAACTTTGGCTACTCGTTCGTGCTTCAATCGTCCTTGGACATCGTCCGGCAGCAAATTCTGAATCCAGATACTGAGCTCATGTATTGGAATTATCTTATTGAGGTGCCGACAAGAGAGATTGCCAATCCTTGCATTGGGTTAATGCGCTTTAGGACCGATTATTTTCCTATTGCGCTGATCTATGACCATCTGGTTGTGTTCCCGTCTCCAAAGCTGCCACATCCGTCCAGCACGTCGCCGATGCAAATGTCTAAGAAGGTGATGAGTTTCTCCGACCAAATAGCCTCAAGGTATCAGCATCGTTGCGTTGGCCCAGCCGTGCTGATCTGCGACGGGCAGGAGATCGTCAATCCTGATCTGATCCAGAACGCAACTATCCCTCCGCAATACAGTTGGGTTGATCGTTGGGATTGATACGCCCCCGAACTACCGCTGTAACTTGGTTGTCTGGCTCGTGCTGCCGCCGCGATATCGATGTTGTATCCGTCCCTATCGCAGAAGTCCGCTTCCTTTCTCCTCTACCCACCCCGCCACGATCCGCCCCGGCACGCGGTCGATGGCTCTTTCCGCATCCCGCGCCAGATCCAGTCGCTTCCGCAGCTTGACCTGCGGCACCAGGAGGAAGATCGGCACGGTGGTCAGCCCGCGGCCAGTCTTTGCGCGTGACGCCACTGCGCGTCCCTTGCTGTTGAGCCGCCCCTCGGCCACCAGCAGGCTAGGGCCCCGGCGCCGGTAGATGAACCGCAGGCGTAGGCCGGTGCGGCGCTCCCATTCGCCTGGTGTGATCCGGCCGCCGCGGGTGGATTTTCCTGCGGCCGGGGTGGGAATGGCCAGCCAGAACCCGTCGCGCGACCGGATCAGCGGCCCGGTGTCATGCGCGCCGACGATCACCGGGGCGTTCGACCAGACCAGTGCCGCAGCGTTCAGGCTTTCGCCGCCCTTGGGATAGGTGGCGAGGCGGATTGAGTTGCCGAGGCGGGTGCCCAGCCCCGCGCCCGTGATCTGGCCGCGCCAGGCGGATTTCAGGCCTACGCCCGCCTCGCGCATGGCGGTGGTGACGGCCCTTTCACCGGCTGCGATTTCCGCCTGAATCATCGCGACGATGTCAGGATCGATGGTGAGCTTCAGTTTCATCGGATCACGCCGGGCGCAGGTCGAGGGTCCAGATCAGCCGTTCGCGGTCGCGCAGCGGCTCTCCCTGGATCACATGGCTGTCGGCGCCGATGACGATCACGTCGCCCGGGCGCGGGGCGGGTAGGTCAGCCACACGCACATCCACCACCGTCGTGTCGCTGACGAACCGGCCAGCGCCGAAGTCGGTCACGCGATCCGGGGCCCGACGGATGATGCGGATCGGGCGTTCCTCGGACGTCGTGGCCGAGATCCAGAGGGCCGGGGCCGCCATGGCAGCATGAGTGAAGATGCGGTCCATAGCGGCGGCAAAGACGGACATGGGTTGATCCGTCAGTTCGACGTGTGCAGGCGGATCGCCAGCCGGGGCCGCTTGTTCACCGGCAGAATCGAGGCCTCGGTCATCACGTCGATCCAGCGGCCCTTTTCGTCGAGATGCTGGCGGGCGTAGAGGGGCAGGCCCATGGTGTTGGCGGTTTCCAGGAGGTTGGCCGGGCCGCCGTAGGTGGTGAAGGTGTCCATGGTGCCCAAGGGGAAGGCGATGCCTTCGTTCGCCGGGACCAGCCGTTCGGTGGCCTTCGTCGAGAGGGTGACGGTGCCAGAGTATTCCTCGAACAGGATACCGCCGAAGGGGAAGTTGCGGCGCACATCCTCGCGCAGCGGCTGAGCGCCGGTCGAGGCGTAGAACTTGTAGGCCTCCTCGGTCTTCGGATGCGCGATCAGCTTGTCGAAGAACTCGCGGCTGACGAGGGCATGGACCGAAGTCATGGCCTCGCCCAGTAGATTGTCCTCGATGGCGCGCAGCACCTCGCGGACCTTGCCTTGCACGTTCGTGCCTGCGGTGCCCAGCACGAAGTCCACCGAGATCTGCGCGAGGCCGAATTCGGTGAAGTAGTTGTAGAGGGTGGTCCCGGCCCCGTCCTTCACGATGCCGCGCAGCGCGTTCATCTCCATGTATTCCCGCGTCTGGGCATGCTTGCGCCGCATCAGCATGAGCTTGCGGTTCATCACCTCGACGAGGGGATCGGCCGCGTCGAACGCGCCCAGCGCGGGCTGGCCCTGAAGATCGGCAGGCAGAACCACATCGTCATGCGGGATCCACGGCAGGGCGAAGGACCGCATGGACCGGCCTTCGCGGGTGCCGACTGTGGCTGAGCCGCCGAGGGGGACGGAGGGCAGGAGGCTCAGGACGCCTTCGTACTGCTCGATGATGACGGACCGTTGGCTGACCCCTTCGAAGCGGAAGAGGCCGATCTGGGCGAGGCGGGTGTAGAGGTTGGGCAGGATGTTGATGGCCTGCGTCATCTCGGCCAGCGAGTAGCCGCCAGCGTCGAAGGGATTGCGGACGAGGGTCATGGGGATGCTCCGGGGATAAAGGGGATCAGACGCCGTCGCGGGCGATAATGCCTGCGGCGGCCAGCTGGCCGATCTTGGTGGTGATCTTGGCCCCGTCATCGACGGTGGCGTCGTAGGCGAGCGCAGCGCGCGAGACGATTGCCGGGCCGCGGGCAACGACGATGCCGGTGGCATCGGCCAGCGTGGCATCGACGGCATAGAGCAGGACAGCCGAGGCGGTCTGTGCGCCATCCGTGCCGCCGCTGGTCGCGAGCTTGTATTTGCCGCTGGCGGTGATGCGGCCAAGGACTGCGCCGACGGGGTAGGACATGCCCGCGAGCAGCGTCACCACCTCGCGGGTGTAGTTCGGGTTGACCTCATATTTGAGGACATCGCCCATGCTGGGCGGTTCCGTCAGGACGGGCATGGTTCAATCTCCAGGATGTTGGGGGAAGGGGGCGCTGGGCGCGACAGTGGTCGGCGCCGGGATCAGCGCGAGGCGGCGGCCGATTTCTTCGCGGCTGCCACGATGGGGCTTTCCTTCGCGCCTGCCGCCGGGGCGGTGGCGATGATGCCCGCGGCATCGCTGCGGGCGGCAAGATCGGCCAGCACTTTGGCGCGCAGGGCTTCGGGTTTCACGCCCTTGGCGACGGCATCGGCGGCATCGATCTGGACGCCGAGTCGGGTGGCCTGCGCGCAGACCTGCGCAACCTCGGCCGCCTCGGCCCGGATCGCTTCGGGCGACATCGCGGCCGCCGCGGTTTGCGGCGGCGCGACTGCCGCGGGCGGGGCTGGTTCCGGCGGGGTGCTGGCGGCAGGCGCGGCCGCAGGCTGTGCATGGTCTTCGGGGGCGGTGGTCATCATCGGGCCCTTTCCCTTGGGGTTGGATTTGAGGGTGGATGTGCCGCGAGGTGCGGCGGCGAAAGCGCGGAAGGCGGTGATCGGATCGGCCACCTCATCGGCAAGACCGGCGAAGACGGCCGCCTCGCCGCGGAACACGGCGGCCTCGGTGCCCAGCGCCCGTAGGGTGTCGAGGCGACGGCCGCGTCCTTCGGCGACGGTTTCGGCGAAGAGCTGGCGGAGGTCTTCGAGTTCGCTCGCAATCCGGGCGCGGACGACCTCGGGCAGGGGCTGGTACGGATTGGCATCGACCTTGCGCGCACCCGCATGGATCAGCGTGACCGCGATGCCCTTCTGGTCCAGCGCCCCGCTCATGTCGCTGTGCATGGCCACGACGCCGATGCTGCCGACGGCGCCGGTGCGGGGCAGGATGATCCGGTCGGCTTGGGAGGCCAGCACATAGGCGGCGGACAGGGCGTGGTCGGCGACGAAGGCTTGGACCGGCTTTTGCGCCCTTGCCGCGCGGATGCGATCCGCCAGATCGAAGGCCCCAGCCACCTCCCCGCCGAAGCTGTCAATGTCGAGGGCGATGCCACGAATGGCGGGGTCGCAGATTGCCGCCTGCAGTTGGGCCGCGATCCCCTCATAGGAGGTCAGCCCAGAGGATTGCCCGATCCAGGCCCCGCGATGCACCAGAGTGCCAGCGATTTCGATGACCGCGATCCCGTCGACGACTGCGAAGGGCTGGCCGCCGTTTCGCGTCTGTCGGTTGGTCATGTTATCACAGAAGAGCGAACCCCGGGCGGGCAGAGTGGCACTGGCCTGATCTGCAGGCGCCACGTCCATTCCCTCGACGGTTACTTCGCTGCCGGTGATCCGCGGGCCAAGGCCGGTGAGGAAGGCCAGCGCCTTGACCGGATCGACCATCAGGGGCGTGTTGAAGACGCGCTGGGCGATCTGGGTGTGGTGCATCATCCCTCCTCCGCAGGCCGAGGTTCCCGGTCCTCGCCGTCATCCTCTTGATTGCCGTCGCGCTGTTCGTTGCCCTGCTGGCTCTCAGCGTCATCCTGCCCAGGGCTGCCACCCGCCGCCTGCGCCGGGGATCCCGGCCGCCGGAAGTCGAGGCCGAGTTCTGCCTCGCGCTTGCGTTCGGCAGCGATTTCGCGGTCGACCTGTTCGGCGTCGTAGCCGCGTTCCGCGATGGCCTGCGTCCGGGATTTCAGACCCGCCTCGATCTGCAGGATTTCGGCCGCGGCATCCTTGGCCGGATCGATCCAGTCCCATTTGGTCGGAAGCCAATCGCAGGCGAGATACGCGCGCCGCTCACTTGCATAGCCTGGCAGGTCCATGGCGCTCGCCAGTACGGCCATGTCCATCCAGCGCGTCCAGACCGCGCGGCAGAGCTGATAGACCATCACCGAATGCTGGAAGGCCGAGATGCGGCGGCGGAAGTCCACCAAGGCGATCCGGGTGTTGGAGAAGTTCCCCTTCGCGGTATCGCCGGTCAGATAGCCATAGGGCACGCCCAGCGCCGCGCCGATCTGCAGGAGCGTGCGGTACTGGAAGGGCTCATAGGTAGACCCGGAATCCGGCGTAGAGGGCGTGGTGACATCCTCGCCCGGGTCCAGTCGCACCACCTGGCCGGGTTCGACCTCCAGATCGTCCTCGGCCGGATCGAGGGCGGTTTCTGGCGCTGGCGACGTGATGAACATCGCAAACATCGCTGCGGTCTTTTTCCGCTCCAGCTCCGCATCGTCGTAGAGATCGAGGGTGAAGAGCTTCACCACGGCAGCCGCGAAGCGCGAGACACCGCGCAACTGGCCCGCCTCGACCGGGTCGAGGATGTGGATCACCTCGGACGCGGGCACGCGGACGGTTTCGCCCGCGAGGCCCGGATCGGTCATGTCGCCCGGGTGGCGGCGCAGGAAGTGATAGGCCACGCGGCGTCCGATCCCGTCGAATTCGATGCCCTGCCGGATCGACCCCGCGCCGGGAAGGACGCGGGTCATGTCCTGCGGCAGCATTTCCGAGGGCAGCATCTGGAGCTGCATCGGCACCGTCAGCCCATCTTCGGGGCGCCGCGTGCGGATGCTCAGGAACACCTCGCCTGACAGGAACACCTCCCGCGCGGCCCGCCGCTGCAGCCCGAAGAAGTCGGTCAGCCCCTCGGCATCCGCCTCGTCGGTCCATGCGAGCCAGAGTTTCTGCAGCTCCTCCTTCCGGGCCGCATCGGCGATCTTCGACGAGGGCTTGATCCCGTCACCGACGACATGGTTCGCGAAGGCATCGACCGCATTTGCCGCATAGCCGTTGTTACGCACGAGCCAGCGCGCCCGGGCGGTGATGGTTTCGCCCGAGGCGGCGATCAGCGTGTTCACATGCGCCCGCGTGGCGCGGAACCCGCGCATGCGGCGGTGGGACTGCGCCGCGTCGAACCCGCCGATGATGGACCCAAGGCGGGCGCGGAAGGCGTCGAGCACCATGGTCACAGACCCTTCGTGGCCACGGTGCCCCAGCGGCGACGCCGCGGCTTGGCAGAGGTGGTCGCGATCCGGCCTTCCAGATCCCTGATCGCCGTCGCCAGTTCCGCGTCCGAGCCATAGGTCACGGTCTTGCCGTCGTAACTGACGCTGCGCAGCCCGGCAAAGCGGGCCTCCTGCAGCGCGGTCAGCAGGGCCTGCATGCGTTCCAGGTCCATCAGTCCCTCATGAAGTTGGGGGTGTAAGCTCGCCGTTTCCGGCGAGGCGTGGTCAGCGTTCCGGCCTTGGGTTGGGCCGGGTCGGGTGATGTCGGAGCCGCGGCGACGGCCACCGGCAGACGTGTTTCCACGCCAGCCTGTGCTTCCAGCCGCCGCCAGGTGGCCTCGTCCCATCGGTCGGCGCCGAGGATCCACGCGGCGGCACGGGCGTAGACCCGGCAGTCCAGCGTCTCGTTCCGCTCGCGCATCTTCTGCCATTCCTGATGGGCATAGCCGCGCTTGTTCCGGATGGTGACCAGCTGTTCGGCCACCAGCTGCTTCAGCCATTCGGTATCGGCCCAGCCGGGCAGGTGGATCGTGCCGGGGGCGTCAGGCATGCCCACAGCCCGGTCCTCGTCGGACGGCCGTTCGATCCGCAGGAACCGGTAGGTCTCTGCTTTGAACGTTGCCGTGGCCACCGACCAGAGCCGCGCGCCGCGGCGCAGACGTTTGCCGCCGATGGTGGCGTCGACAAAGGTCGGGCCCGAGACCGGCGCCGACCGATTGAATCCCTCGAGGCCCTTGAGGGGGGCCACCTGTTCGAACCCAACCTTGCGCGACCAGGCATAGACCGCCGCTGCCTCGTAGCCGGTGTCGATGCCCAGCCGTGCCACCGTCATGAAGGCGCCGTTGGCATGCTGCCACGACCGGCCGAGCAGGGCCGTCAGCTTGTCCCAGGCTTCTGGGACGTCATGCCCGCCCGGGATGACGATATGATCGACAAGCCAGCTTTCCATGCCCCGGCCCCAGGCCCAGATATCGATCTCGATCCGGTCCCTCTGGACGTCGGCCCCCGCAGTCAGGAACAGCCCTGCCGCAGGCACGGTGCCCGGCTTCCACGTCTCGCGCCGATCCGCCAGCCGTTGCCATTCCGGTGCATCACCGCTTTCGACCCATGTCTCGCCCAGAAGCGTGTTGCGCGCCGCGCGCAGCGTCTCGTCCGACCCTTGGGCCGCCAGCCATTCCCGCGCGACGTCGGACCAGCTTTTCCAGCCAAGCGGCGAATAGAGCGCCGAGAGGTGGAAGCCGATGGCCTTCGGATCCCTGGAAACCGCTGTCGGTCGCCATTCGCCGCGGGCTAGCATCTCGGTCTTGTGGTGCTCGGCGATGGCCCGTTCGCAACCCTCGCAGTGGTAGGCAGCGGTTTCCGGTCGGCCCTTCGCCCAGCGCAGCCGGTCGAACTGCAGCCACTGCATCGCGCCGCAATGGGGACAGGGCACGAAGTAGCGCCGCTGGTCGGACGCCTCGAATTCCCGCTCGATCCGGGACAGCCCCCGGATCGTGGGCGTCGAGACCATGAACACCTTGCGCCGGTGCGAGAAGGTGGTGGTACGGGCCTCGGCCAGCGTGACCGGATCGCCTTCCTCGTCGGCCGAGACGGGATAGGCGTCGACCTCGTCGAGAAACACATAGCGCGCGGGCATCGACCGCAGGCCGGTGGCGGAATTCGCCCCGGTCAGCACCAGGATGCCGCCGGGGAATTCCTTCGACAGCATCGAATTCCCGGCATCGCGCGACCGGGCCGGGTTCACCCGTTCGCGCAGCGCCGGGCTGTCCGCGATCAAGGGATCAAGACGGCCCCTTGAGGTGCGCTTCGCCAATTCCAGGCTCGGCAGCACTGCCAGCATCGGCCCCGGCGCGTGGTGGATCACGAAGCCGATCCAGTTGTTCCCGGCCTCGGTCGCCCCCACCTGGGCGGCCTTCATGAAGGTGATGCGCTGGGCCGGATGGCCGGGCGACAGCGCATCCATGATCTCGCGCAGGTAGGGCGCGCGGGCGGTGCGATACCGCCCCGGCTCGGCCGCGCCGCGCGACGACAGCCAGCGATGCTGATCCGCCCATTCCGACACCGTCAGGTTCGGATCGGGGCGCATCCCCTGCCGCCAGACCCGCAGCAGGTCTTCAGCGCCGTCGAAGCCGAGGTCGAGACCCGTGGTCAGGTCGTTGTCGTCATCCTCATCATGCAAGCGAGACCCGGAGGTCGGCGAGGGCGTCGAGCTGTTCGCGGACATGGGCTTCCAGCACCCTCTGCATGATCGCGGTCTCGATCGTCACCGATGCCCCGGATTGCCGTTCCACCTCCGCCATGATCTGCGCCGCCATCAACGCGGCCACCCGTCCGGGCCAGGTCACCCAGACATCCCGTTCCTGCCGCGCCAGGCGAAACACCAGCGTTTCCGCCCGCGCGCGGTCGACCAGCGTGCCCTTCTTCTTCTGTACGGCCAGCTGGCGTTCCTGCGCCGCGTAGACCGTCAGCGCCGTACGGGCCTTGATGTAGGAAGTCGTGTCGCCGGGGCCGCTGGCCAGCCCGTCACCACCAATCGACCGGCGCTGCTGGTCTGGGTCCGTCATCTCCGCCCGCCGCACATCCGAGGCCGCGGCGTTGATCGACCCGTCGTCATGGACCACCAGCCGCCCGTTCTTCCGTGCCTTTTGCACCCCGCCGCGCGACAGCCCGGAATAGGCCGCATACTCGCGTTCGCTCATGCCCTTCATGGCGCAGATAATCCGATCAACCTAATGATATCGCTTGGTATTCAGTTGATTAGATGGCGCGACAGAGCGAGTCTGATCGCAAGGAAACGATGCAACTCAGTGTAGGACACCCTGCCATGATCACCCGCCGCGCCGCCCAGCCGAACGACAAAGCCCTTGACGCATTCATCGCCGCCAAGGCCGAGATCGACACCATGCTGGAGCGCCTGAAGGCCCTCAGCGACGACCACTTCGAGACCCACCCTGACGAGATCCATTGGGGCCATGTCGGGACGCTGAAGCACTACGCGGGCCTGCTGCGCCAGATCACCGACAGCGCCTTCAAGGAAGGCGAACACGCCGCCTGACGCGCCCACAAGGCGCGACGGCCGCCCCGTCCGACGACGGGGCTTGCCTCCGTAGAAGGTGCGCACATCGCGCGCCACAGCGCCCGGAGGCCCCGATGACCACCCCGTCCGACACCCAATCCCTGATCCTGTCCCGCGCTGCGACCCGGCCGGGGAATCTTGCCCTGCCGCTGCCTGATGGGCTGGTCGGCGCCGCCGCCAAGATGGTCGTCGGCAAGATGATCGCCCGCGGCTGGCTCGAAGAGGTCGAGGCGAACCTGCGGCGCGGTGAGCCGATGTGGCGCGAGACCGGCGACGGCCACGGCACCACGCTGATCGCCACCGAGGCCGGGCTGGAGGCCATCGGGATCGAGCCTCAGGCGGCCAGCGCTGTCGCCAGCGCGCGGAAGGCGAAGGCAACGGCGGAACCCGCGCCCGAGGATACCGATACCGCGAAACCCGTCGCCATCCGCGCTGGCACCAAGCAGGCGCAGATCATCGCCATGCTCCAGCGTCACGAGGGCGCGACGGTAGCGGAGATGGTCGAGGCCTCCGGATGGCTGGCCCATACCGTCCGCGGCTGCATCTCGGGGGCGCTGAAGAAGAAGCTGGGTCTGCCCATCGCCGCGGAGAAGGTCGAGGGTAGGGGAACCGTATATCGCCTCTTCAAATAGGCGATTTCTCAGGCCGGAGCCAAATGGGTTTCAGTAGGGCCCGCCTATGTGCATAGGCCAGCCCAAGGACGAACATGCCGCCACCACTCCAAAGGAGTGAGAACCCTGATCGGCAATAGCCTCAACTGGTCGCGCTTCTTGATAATTGTCCGCCGATCTCTTGTGCAGAAGACGTCACATTCGAGGCCGACTGCATTTCCAATCAGTTCCCGATCCGCCTTGTCCGGCAGTCGGCGGGTGAAAGGAGCATCGATCATGCGCCGCCCGACCACGGAAGCGTAAGCGTTCGCTTCGTCTTCAGGCGAAATCAACTCTACAGCGAAGTCTCGCAGCCGCTGGCGGTGTTCGGGATCGGGCGTATTGTCAACCTCATCAAGCGTCTTTCGGGATGCCATGATCGCCCAGTTTGCCCGCCTGCCAACGTAGAAGATGTGCATAAGCGCTTCGAGGTCCTCTGCAAGTAACGCGTCCTCGATCCTCGGTAGCGGCTGCTGCTCGAAAATCTGGTCTGGGTAATTCACGAGCAGGTTCACAACATTCGTGTCGAGAAAAATCCGCCCGGGAACGGCCTCATAGGGATAGGCCCTGCAATCCGCACTATGTTCGGCCTCACTGCGATAAAGGATCCAGCGCTGTCTGGTTTCATCCCAATGTTCGATTCCCAAGGGTCCACCATCTCATCTGGAAGCTGACGACAGGGAGAATAGACTTGGTCTGAGGTTGATCCAAGCCTCCAACGGCTTGCCAAAATGGCGCTACTCCGCCGCCAGGCCAGCCTTCCGCCCCGTCGCCATCTCCCACCGCCGCACCGCCACGTCGCAATAGACCGGGTCCAGTTCCGCCGCGTAGCAGCGCCGCCCGGTGCGTTCGGCGGCGATCAGCTGGGTGCCGGAGCCGCAGAAGGGCTCAAACACCAGGTCGCCGGGACCCGTGAAGGCTTCCAGCACCGCCTCCACCAGCGCCACGGGGAACACCGCAGGGTGCGATCCGGCGGCGCCCAAGCCTCCTTTGTGGCGCATGATCCGGAACACGCTATCGGGGATGCGGTGGCTCTGAATGGCGTTTCCAAAGCCAGTCTTGCGATGGACCGTGCCATCGGCCCCGCGCAGGCCGCCGCCGCCGAGGGTTTCGCCCGCGTGCTTGCTCTCGACCGTCTTGTTCGGCTTCCGGGGTTGGCGGTTGAAGTGGAAGATGAACTCGTGCGAGGGCGCGAGGCGGCCGTTCCAGTCGCCGGGCAGGCCGGGCCCCTGGTCCCAGACATACCAGCCGAAGCGCCGCCAGCCCTGTGTGCGCATCCAGTCAACCCAGCTTTCCCAATACGGGATCCACTCACCATCGCGATGGACGAGGCCGAGGTTCACCAGCAGTTGCGCATCGGCAGTGACGGGCGCCGCGGCGAAGACGCCCTGCATCAGCGCATCCCAATCGCCGACCTTTTCCTTTGCCGCGCCATAGTCGCGCTGCTGGGCATAGGGCGGAGAAGTGAACATCAGCGAGGCCTGCGCGCCGTCCATCAGCCGCGCCACCACGGCCGGGTCGGTGGCATCGCCGCAGATTAGCCGGTGGTCGTCCAGCGCCCAGATGTCGCCGGGGCGGGTGATCGGCTCGGCCGGGGTCTCGGGGATGGTGTCGGCGGCGTCATCTTCGATGGGCGCGCGGTCGTCGGCATCGTTCAGCAGCGCGTCCAGTTCATTCTCGGGGATCCCGATCAGCCCGAGGTCGAAGTCCTCGGCCATCAGGCTCCGCAGTTCCTCGAGCAGCAGCGCCTCGTCCCACCCGCCCAGTTCGGTCAGCTTGTTGTCGGCGATGCGATAGGACCGGCGCTGTGCCTCTGTCAGATGGCCCAGCACGATCACCGGGGCCTCCACCAGACCCAGCTGGGCTGCGGCCATGACGCGGCCATGGCCAGCGATCAGCTCGCCATCGGCTGCAACCAGGCAGGGGACCGTCCAGCCGAACTCGGCCATGCTGGCAGCGATCTTCGCCACCTGGTCGGCATCGTGGGTCTTGGCATTCCGGGCGTAGGGCCGGAGACGGGCCAAGGGCCAGCGTTCGATCCGGCCGGGCAGAAGGGGCGCGTTCATGCCGCGAGCCGCTTGGCCTTGAGGGCGGCCAAAGTCTCGCCGGTTTCCGCCAGCATGGCCTCCTGACCGGTGAAGGACTGCCAGCGCTCGATGGCGACGTCGACGTAGGCCGGGTTCAGTTCCACGCCGAAGCAGACCCGCCCGGTCGTCTCTGCCGCGATCAGCGTGGTGCCGGAACCCATGAAGGGTTCATAGACCGCTTGGCCGGGGCTGGAATTGTTCAGGATCGGCCGCCGCATGCATTCGACCGGCTTCTGCGTGCCATGCACCGTGTCGGCATCCTGATCCCGGTTGGCGATCTGCCACAGCGTCGTCTGCTTGCGGTCCCCGGCCCAATGGCCCTTGCCCTTGGCGCGCACCGCATACCAGCAGGGCTCGTGCTGCCAGTGGTAATCGCCGCGGCTGAGGACCAGGCGGTCCTTGGCCCAGATGATCTGCGACCGGATGGCGAAACCTGCGGCGATCAGGCTGTCGGCCACGGTCGCGGCATGCAGCGCGCCATGCCAGACATAGGCGACGTCGCCGGGGAACAGCGCCCATGCCTCGCGCCAGTCGGCCCGGTCGTCGTTCAGCACCTTGCCGGTGCGCTTGGTCTTGGCCGTCCCGGCCTGGTTGCGCCACGAGGGATCATACTCCACGCCATAGGGTGGATCGGTCACCATCAGGAGCGGGCGAACATCGCCCAGCAGCCGCCCGACCACATCGGCTGCGGTGCTGTCACCGCAGATCAACCGGTGGGCGCCTAGCTGCCAGAGGTCGCCCGGCACCGACACCGGTGTGACCGGCAACTCGGGCACATCGTCCTCGCCCTCGACCGGGCCGTCGCCGCCCAGCGCCTCGGGATCCCGAAGCAGCGCATCCAGATCGTCGTCACTGATGCCCAAGAGCGCCAGGTCGAAATCCTCGGCCAGCAGCCCCGCGATTTCGTTGCGCAGCAGGGCCTCGTCCCATTCGCCCAGTTCCGTCAACTTGTTGTCGGCGATTCGGTAGGCCCGGCGCTCGGCTTCGTCGAGGTGGCTGAGCCGGATCACCGGCACCTCGGTCAGCCCGAGCATGGTCGCGGCCAGCACCCGACCATGGCCCGCGATCAGTTCGCCGTCGTCGGCAACCATGCAGGGCACGGTCCAGCCGAACTTGGCCATGCTGGCGGCGATCTTTGCCACCTGCTCGTCGCCATGCATCTTGGCATTTCGTGCATAAGGGCGCAGCCGGGCAATCGGCCAAGACTCTACCTGGCTTGGCGCGAAGACAAGGTCCATGGGATGGGGCTCGGGATGTGGGGATAGGGAAACGAAAAGCGCCCGCGAGGGGGTTCCTCCGGGCGCAATTCTTCGATGATCAAGGGGTAGGTCAATGGGGTCAGGTCTGTCAACCCGAAAAGTGAAGCGGATTCAACAGCTTCTAACGAATTGGCTTTCCACGGTGGCTTGCCGCTCCTTGGCTTCCCCGGAGGTGGCTTCCCTGGCTTCCCGCAAGGAATCCACCCAGCCAGATCGTGATTCCGCAAGATGCTGATCTGGCTCAAGAATTCCGGCATCAGCGCGCTAGGTGGCTTCCGCCTGGCTTCCCCGGTGAAAGCGCCTCACGCTAGCGAACCGCCGCGCTGCGCCCCCCCGCATACGTTCAGGGCCGTGGAGGAACCAGAGGAGGGGGGCCATCGCCTCCGAAGCGGTCGCCAAGGTCAAGACCTCATTCGGAGAGCGGTAGCGCGTTGAGGTCGGATCGGATTTGCCGCCATCCCGGCATGTTGCGATCGAGGGTGTTCAAGAAGAGTTCGTCGTGTCGCGGCGACACGAAATGGGCCAGTTCATGCAATATGACATAGTCGAGGGCTGCCAGAGGTTTCTTCGCGAGGTCGAGGTTCAGCCAGACCAGCCCCTTTTCGGGGTTGCAGCTGCCCCACTTCGTCTTCATCAGCCTGACGCCCCATCGCGGCATCGGTACGCCCAGCCGATCCGACCACTTCGCGATGCGCGGAGCGGCCATTTCCCGCAGATGCGACCTGTACCACGTCGCCATCCAGCGTGCCTTCTGGTCGGACGTTGAGCCTGCTGGCACCAACATCGTCAGGCGATCCGAAGCGTCTGGCCGGATTGCACAGCGGTTCTTATCGTTCGGCTGGACCATAAGCCGAAGCGGTTTTCCGAAGACAAAATGGGTTTCGCCGGAGACAAACCGGCGTTCGGATTGTCGCGCCTGACCCTCGAACTCGCGCTGCTTCTTCTTGATCCAGCCGAGCCGGGTCACAACCGCGACCCGGACGGCGTCTTCGCTGATGGCCGGAGGGGCAGCGACCCGCACGCGACCAGCCGGAGGATAGACCCCGATATGCAGGTTCTTGATCGGCTTGCGGACCAGTTCCACCGACAGCCCGGCGATCTCGATCAGTTCAGTATTCATCATGCGACCGGATGATCTCGATGATGCTGTCCACGGCGTCCTCTGTTTCGAGGATCTCCAGCAGCTTTCGCCGCAGCATTCGCTCCTTCATCTTGTTGCCGCGCCATCCCGTCTGCGCTGTGCTCCGGATCGCCTCATCGACCGCCATGGTCATGGCTTCATCCTGACCGAGATTGTCGAAGAGCGCCTTGCGCCCCGGCGTGGTCATGGACTGCGGGTATTCGCTGCCGTGCCCCGCCTTTACCGCCCTGACCAGTTCCGCGATCTTTTCCAAGTATTCCGCGTAGGCGATTGCGTCGTCCTTCCGCTTCTTGACGAGGTCGGTTAGCAGTTCTGACATTCGCTCGTAGAACTTTGGGTTCACCGGTGTTTCGTCGATGATCAGCCTGCGCACGTTGTTCTCGATGGCTTCGGCCACGTTCTCGCGCTTCTTCTTTAGAGAACTCGGCAACTCCCCCTCGACTGCCGCCCCCTTGCTCGCCACCAGATCGATCAGGCTGATGTCGTCCAGATGTGAAATCACCTCGGATTCGTCCGCCTTGATGTAGGTGTCGATCAGGTGCCGCATCGCGGGTTCGAACTGCTTCATGTCCACAGCATCGCCGCTGTGCAGGCGCACAGCATCACGCAGCGAAATCGCCCGTTCCACCTCGCCCCGGTACTGCGCCAACTGCAGGTCATTCACGCCCGAGGCTGCAGGATCATCCGCCACCGATGCGAAGGCACGGGCATAGGCCCCCGCCAACTTGTAGAGCGCCTGCCGCCGTCGCGCCTTTTCATCGGCCTGCGGATCGACCTCCCATCCGCCCGGGCTGGAGAAATAGGCAAGCACCTGATCGTCGCCCTTGGGTTGTTCCACGGGGTCCAGCAGCCCGAACCACGCATCGCGCGCGGTCATCAGGTCCTCGCCCGCCTTTTCCGCCCGCGACGAAATCAGCCCCTCAACATCCGCCGTATCGAAGGCGTCGAAGGCGCCCGAGGTGTAATCCTCGACGGCCGTTTCGATGTTCTTGAACAGGTCCTTGTAGTCGACGACATAGCCGTAATCCTTGTCGTCCCCGTCCAGGCGGTTCACCCGGCAGATCGCCTGGAACAGCCCGTGGTCGCGCATCTGCTTGTCGATGTAGATGTAGGTCGCCGTCGGCGCATCGAAGCCGGTCAGCAGGCGGCTGACGACGATCAGCAGCTTCATCTGTGCCGGTTCCTTACGGAATTTCCGCAGGGCCTCGGCTTCATAGGCCTCTTCATCCGTGCCAAGATCGGTCATCAGCCGGTCATAGACTCGATAGACGTATTGCTTTTCGGTCTCGCCCATCCCGGCCTCTTCGCCGGTCAGTTCCGAGGCGTTGCGGGTGTATGACGTGACGATGGCGCATTTCCCGGCTAGGTCCGAGCCGGAATTGCGGAAGATCTCGAACAGTCGGCACGCCTCGGGGATCGAGCCCGCCACCAGCATGGCGTTGCCACGGCCTGCCTTCAGGCGCGGCTTAAGTTCCATGTCCATGATGATGTCGTTGGCGATCTGTTCCAGGCGATCCTTCGAGGACAGCACGCGCTGCAACGTGCCCCAGCGCTGTTTCAGGGTCGCCTTGGCCACCGGGGTCAGGCCCTTCGTTTTGGCCTCGAACCATTCATCGATCTTCTTGGGCGAAGCCACGCGCTGGTCGATGTCGCGCGCCTCGTATCGCAGGTCCAGCACGACGCCATCCTCGACGGCCTCGTTGAAACGGTAGGGTGTGCCGATATAGGGGCCGAAAACCTCGAGCGAGGTCTGCTTGTCCGACCGCAGAAGCGGCGTGCCAGTGAAGCCGAAGAACACCGAACCCGGCAGGATCGACCGCATCGCGCGGGCCAGCTTGCCCGATTGGGTCCGGTGCGCCTCGTCGATGAAGACGAAAAACTCGCCCACCGGTGCGCCGATCTGGCCGCGCTGGATGTCGGCGATCATGGTGCCCAACTCATCCTCTTCTCGCCGCCCGAACTTGTGAACGAGCGAGGACACCACCCGATCCTTCGGGTCGGCCAGTGCCGCCAGCAGGTCGGCGCCGGATTTCGCGCGGCGGACCTTGTCGCCAGTGTTGCCGAAGACCGCCTCGATCTGGTCGTCCAGTTCCTTGCGGTCTGTCACCACCAGGATGCGCGCATCGGGGCGGGCCTCGCGGATCCAGCGGGCCAGCATCACCATGATCAGGCTCTTGCCCGATCCTTGCGTCTGCCAGATGATCCCGCCCTTCTTCGCTGCCACCGCCTCTTGCGCGGCCTTCACGGCGAAATACTGGTTGGGGCGAGCGACCTTCTTGATGCCCGCATCGAACAGGATGAAATCGTTGATCAGTTCCAGAAACCGCGCGGGCGCCAGCATCTGCGCCACATCGCGGTCGAGCGGGATGGTGATCGCGCTCTCCTCTTTCCACGCCAGCCAATAGGGCTGCGGGGTCTGGATCGCGGCATAGCGCAGGCCCTGCATGTCGTTGCCCGCAAAGGTGATCTGCACCGTGGTGAAGAAGTGCCGGATGAACTCGGGGCGCTGGTTGTCCAGTGTCTGGCGGATGCCCTCGCCCAGATCGACGGTGGATTTCTTCAGCTCCACCACGCCCATGGCAATGCCGTTCACATACATCACAAGATCGGGGCGCTTGTTGTAGGCCTTGGGGTTCTTGGCGGTGACCGCCACCTCTTCGGCCACGCCCAGATCATTGGCGGCGGGGGTATCCCAATCGACAAAGCGCACGGTGACCGGGGCCTCGCCGGGGCCGGGGGTGACCTGCACGCCATAGCGCAGCATGTCATAGGTGGCGCGGTTCGCCTCATAGAGCTTCAGCCCGTCCATCCGGGCGACGCGTTGCAACTCGGCGATGGCCTTGGTCGCCACCTCGGGGTCATGGCCACGGGACAAGAGCCAGGGGCGCAACAGGGAGGGCTCGATGTTGGCGTTCCCCTCGCGCTTCTGCCAGTCGCCGAGGTAGCGCCAGCCGAGGCCGCCGACCTTGCCAGAGGTATCGCCGCAAATCTGCGCGATCATGCGGTTCTGCGTGGCGCGTTCCGGATCGCCGATGGCCATGGAAATACCCCCGTGGAAACTGTCACCCAGTCAGACCAGCCTGACCCGACCTGTCAAAAGATTCTGCATCATCCCCTCCTTCACCGCCCGCGCCTTGGCGAGGCGGGACTCGAGGGTCTGGATTTCGGCGTCCATGTCGGAGAGGACGGCGGCGATAGCTTCTTGTTCTTTCTTGGTTTCGGGAACCCGAACCGTGTAGCCGGTTAACTGCGTCTTGCCGATTTCGAGGAAGGTGCTGCCAGAGCACAATTCGATGAACCCCTTTTTCTGGCTCATCAGCAAGTAATAGAGGAAATCCCGGTCGGCGCGATCCTTGGGAATGAAGTTCTTGAAGCCCTGATTAGTAGTCAGGGGGA